CATAGTGCGTGCGGTAAAAACCAGCACGTCGTCAATCAGTGCGCGGATGTCTCGTGTGCTCTCCTGCGAATAGGTCTTGCTGCCCGACATGTCGGTGTATTCCTGGCCCTCAAAGAGCCTGAGCACCGCGTTCTCGTCATTGAAGAAGCTTTCAAAGCGTCTGCGCACCAACTGGGAATCCTTCTCTTCTTCCTTGGCGTCCGTGATACGCGGAGCAGCTTGTTTAAATACACCCTTGCGCCCGCGCTGCTTTTTGTATGACTTCACCGCACATTTGATCAGCTCGTTGTAAACGTCGTAGATCATTGCGGTGGTCAGGCGCACTGACTGCGGCGACATACGCAAGTAGATAACCTCAGAAGCGCGGAATACGCCCTCAAGCGTAAGCCCTCCCACCTTCACGCCCGAGAATACGCTATCCACAAGGGATCGCTCATCGACAGTCCAGCTGTCAGCCACCAGGAGCTGCCCATTGCGCTCCACAATCAGCGCCGCATTTTGATCACCGTATAGGCTATGGACGATCTTGTGAATGAACTGCGTGGAGTTCTCGTTGATGTTGGGTGACACGTTCCGCCTGTACCACAGCTCGCTTTTATAAGCGGCGCCGTCACGCATCGTCTTAAACTCACACTTTGACAGCGATCGGGCGATCATGTCCACACAGGTCCAGTAGGCGAGCTCGCGTATGCTGATCTCCGTCGCTGCGGCGCGCATGCCGTCGGTTATGACCTGCACGCTTTGTTTTGAGCCTCCCGTAAAAAAGTCCCAGAATCCGATACCCTCACCTCCCTTCTAAAAACTCCAGACGTCAATGTCCTCTGCCGTGTGGGCAGGCCCGACATCAAGTACGTCCTCGATCTGCATTGCGGCGACCAGTGCCATAAATGGGTCGTTCTTGCGGCTCTTGGCTTCGATTTTGCCAAAGGTCATGTTACCGCTGGTTTCATCGCGCATAAGCTTGGTGTTATTGGTCGCCCAGCGCATCAGGGGATTGTCTCCCCAAACGATCTCATGCCGCGCAAACATGCTCTCGATGACAGGCGCAACTTTCATTTCGCCCGTTTTACGGCACAAAAAAACACGCTTATTTTGCGTGTCTGCATCGAAGCCGATTGTCTTTAGCGCTCGCCTCATCAGGGCTAACCGGAAATTATCCAATGCGATTTTCTTAATGTCATATAATTGCCCCTTCTCCGCGAACCACTGTGCAATCAGTTCCGGGTCAATCTCGACATCGTTGACCAATGTCAGCAAGCCGGCATCAGCCCATTCGCGCCAGGGAGCCTTGATGCGGTGAATGTCCTTTGACTGCATGCACATCCACGCATGCCCAATCCAATATCGTGTTGAGCCAACACGGAACAGCAGTCCCACTGCCGCCCAGTCTGAGACCGACGCGAAGTCAAGTCCCCCGACACATGCGGATCCGGTTAGGTCGGGCATAGATTTGTTCGTGGCAAGCACATTATCCCAGACTGTTACCTGCACCTCACGGTCTGTCTTGGCGATGTTCATGCGCTTGACCAGGAAGCTCAATGACGTTTCCCCACGCTTATACGCCGCATATTCTTGACGGATCTGAGTTAACAGGTTCGGCAGGTATTCAAGCGACGGATTCGCCTTGTGCCACAAGGCGGGCGAATCGACTTCTTTTTCATCATCCAACCGGCAGATAAACGGGAGCCATCCCATGTCGTCATCGACGATGCCATCTAGGATCTCCTGCGATTTTTTCAGGTATGAATCCAGCACACCATCGCGCACAAAGCCGTTTGTTGTGATAAAGGTTCTGCGTGGGTGGGGCTTCTTGCCAAAGCCAGTAGTAAAGACGTCAATATTCTTAAAATCTTCGTACTCGTGTACTTCGTCAAAATCCACCTTGCCAGAGCGCAGGCCATCTTTGCTGCGCGGTGAGTTGGTGCGGAATCTGAGCACAGAGCTGGTTGCCAGGCAAGTAATCTCCTGTTTGTTCCAAGTGTAATGGGTATTATAAAGCTTGTCGCGGTTGTCTTCGAGCAGGTTGTAAATATCATCAAACGTTGTCTTTGCCTGATCCTCACTGGTGGCGCAGATATCAATGTTGTATGCGCGGATACCATTGTAGGGCGAGAGCAGTGCGAAGTCCTCAAAGGCCAGGTAGCCGTTCTTTCCCGCGCCTCGGCCCACCATAACAAAGAGATCAGGCCAGCGCGGCAGGTTGCTGCCTACCCAGTACGTACAGCAATGCAAGGCAAAAAGAAAAACCTCCCACGGGAAGAGGCTGTACGGAAAATACTTCTGCAGGCTGAGATATTTTTCAAGCTGCGCGGTGTGGACATAGATGTCTTGGGTTGCGAAGCAGTATCGCACATGCCGGACAAGCTTTATTTGCTCATCGCTGAAAGCCTTATCGCCGCTGCGCACATAATCCATGTACTCGGCGATCTCCGGCGGAATCTGGTGCACAAGTGGCGCGCCATCATAGCCCGCCACATAGCTCTCTTTTTTAGAGCGCGTCGTCATCCTTGTCCCTGAGACTGGGCTTCGGCTTGGCACTCTCAATACTGCCGTATAGCTTGTCCATCTGCCCCAGCACCTTCACCAGCTCCTGCGCAGAGGGGTTGAGCTTTTTTACCTCGCCGGCCACTGCCGCCGTCGTGATGTACAGCCCTCGGCGCGTCCGGTCTTTGACATAGGCCGCCGCCAGATCCCAGAGTTGCATATACTTTTCCACACGGTCAAGGTTCGCGGTATCGTCCGCGCCCAGCCGCTGTAAACGCTCGATCAGATCACCGCGCACCAGCTCGCGGTCATCGAGATTAACCACATACGCCTTTGGCATGCCCCGCCCTCCTTTCTCGCAAAACAGATCACGCGCGACCCTTGCGCCGTTCTGTCTATAACCTATTACGCTCCGACCTTTCCCTTTAAAACGCGTTTTTTTAGAGGGAGGCCTACCATTTCTCGGGGAAGCGCTGCTCCGTCACCTCTGTTTGGCTGTCCGGAATGTTCTCGTGACATTCTTTACATAAGCTTACAAGTTGCCTGCGCGATTTCCCATGCAAATCAATGTAGTGCATGGCCAACGCCAGCTCGGGATGGCTGCGCAGCGCATGCACGTGATGCACCATGTTTGCCCGCGAGTACATGCCGCGCTCTTTGCAAAGCTGGCACTCGTTATGGTCACGCGCAAGCACGTCCGCCCTCAGTAATACCCACCGCCGCGATTGGTAGAACCGCAGCCCGCGCTTGTATGAGAGCTGGCTCCGCACACGGGTTAGGTCGGTGCCGGATAGCGCTTCGGGCTGGAGAGCGGCGAGTGGGTGGCGTGTGACGCAGCCTGTCACTGCACACACCTCCCTCAAATACAAAGACCGCCAGCTCTTACACTGACGGTCTCTTGAACCCATTTCCACTAACACCATTATACCATAATCTGGTGTGTATTCTAGTGAATTAGTGTGCACACTTTAGTTTTCGCGACATAGACGTTCAGATGATTTCTTTGCTCGGCGCGCTAATACAGCCTTTATTGCCGGAACCAGTCTGGTAATATTCGTGTTGATGTTATTCGTCTTGATATGGACTACTTCCCATTCGGGGCCTAACTGATAAGTTATCACCTCGTCCCGCACCTGCTCATGCCCTAGTCTCTCCCTTCCGTGGAACACCTCTCCGTCAACTTCAAGGGCGACCTTCATATCCGGCAAGATGAAGTCCACTCTGCAACCATGTATAGGCACTTGATGGTGCGCTTTGATGCCTCGACGAATCAGTTCCAACGCAACCATAATCTCTTCCGTGCTCTGGAACCATCCAGGCTTATCTATGTTTTCGGATGCCCACGTAATGGCGGCAGCGTATGGTTCGATAGCAGACACTTTTGATATCCGCTTAATAGCCGTGCTCAATCTGCCAGATACTTTGCTGTTAGATAAAGCCGCTCTTTCTTGCCTATCCAACGCAACCAGCTCTTTACGGCATTCCCCACAAACGTATTGTACATCGCGTCGGTATCCCCAGGAAGCTACCTGTGCGCCACATATGCGGCACGGAGGGTAATACCAACTGCCGCCTTTTACCTCGCGCATTGGGATACCGTCTGCCAACGCCTCATGATAACTCATTCGTTCACGCACCCCTTTCCCGTAGCATACGATCAGCGTCTGCCAATGCCCGCGAATGGACGATATGCACCCACCTAAGACTATAGCTCATATCCACTGCGATCTGCTCCCACGACAAGAAACATAGGTAACGCTTTTCCAGTAGCGTCTGGTGTTCTGCATCCTGCACCGCCCCAATCGCCCGTCCAATCTCCCGCTTTAGATCCACCAGCCTGTCCACATCGCCGTTAATCTCTGCTTGCAGGTCAATGATCTTCGCTACGGTATCCGACATGCCCGAGGCTTGTCCACCCCCATGCGGCATGCCTGTTATGGTCGCGGTGCATTTGGTGGCCAGAGCGTTGAGTGACTCCACCTGCTCGATCTTGGAATTTATACGTTGGTCAAGACGATAGGCTTGCTTTAGATACTCTCTTGCGTTCATCGGCGACCTCCTCCCTAAGTCTTTTTATCAGGTATTCCGGATCAAGCTTGGTCAAGATTGCGAAATGGCTGGAGTGAAAGAACTTCTCGACCTCGCGTATTGTATGCTTAGCTGATCGGTTATGCGGGTTGCGATCCAACTCGCGTAACGCTTTGCGGTAGTCAGCTGCCGCCAGAGCGACAATGGCGTTGGCAAGGTTTGCGTATCCTTGGTCCATGGTGTGTCTCCTCCCCGTTGTCAACAGTTTGTTGCTTATTACATGTTGCCACGGACAATAGTGCTCAGCGCCTCCGGGAAGCTCCCGAGCAGCCTTTCAGCCTCTTCAACGGCCTCCTTCTCGAAATGGTGCGGGAAATCTTCGTCCTTGTTTCTGTACGCAAACCACATCCAGAACAGCGCCGCACGGTACTCTTCGAGTGTCTTTTCCATCTCTACACATCCTCCTGTATTTCCGGCATGCCGTTGTGGCCTCCGCTACGGCACCTTGGGCGCGTTTTGATCCGTTGTTGGTATCGATGTGACACTATAAACCAAAACGCCCCACAAGTGCCTTTAAACGCGTTTTAGTGGCATGCCCATATCAAAGCCGTTCTCTCAGTCCTTAAACGGGCAGTCCGGATCGTCGATCACGTCAAACAACCTGAGCTGCTCAGCCACCTTGGGCAC